CGGAGGTCATGGAGCCGTCGTGGCCGACGACGACGAAGTCCGCGTCGGTGGCGCCGGTGGGCTGTGCCCCGTCGTAGATGGGGACCCCGGCCAGGGCGGCCGCGGCGGTGTAGGCGGCGAGCAGCGCGGTCACAGCGTCAGCGAACCGTGTGGTGCTCACAGGTACGCCTCGGACATGAACGGGATGCCGCCCTGGCTGCCGTTGAGCAGCTCGGCGGCCATGTTCGGGACCGCGAACCCGAACCCTGGCACGGTCACCATCTCGCCGCCGCCCATCGGCAGCGCAGCCGGGCCGCGCTGGCTCGTCCACAGGTGCTGGAGGACGATCCGGGCGAAGCTGTTGAACGCGGCCGGGACCGCGGTGCCCCATCCGGCGACGTAGGTGACGTTGACCTGTGGCAGCCAGGAGAAAAACGGCCCGTAGAACGGCAGGCCCAGCTGGCGCCGGATCAGCCCGGCGTTGACGTCGAGGTCGAGGCCGGCGGAGATGTCGATGGCGCCGCCGGACGCGGAGATGATCGAGGTGACGGAGACCAGGGGCCGCTGCCGGACCGGGATGACCGTCTGGTCTGCCATCATCTCGGATCGTTCGGTGACGGACCGGTTGACGAGGGGGCCGCCGGTGGCGCGTTCGAGGTTGCTCTCGATCGTCGCGATGTAGCTTTGTATCTCTGTGTCGAAGGTGGTTGTGGCCTGCAGGATGTTCAGGGTGTCCTTGGCGTCCTGGAGTGGCAGCACGGACGTCTCGAACGGGTCGAAGACGTCGAATTCGCCGAAGGAGACCCCGGCGCCGGTGCCGGTCGCTGTCCACGCGTACTGGTAGTGGCCGGTGGTGGCCAGGTCGGTGATGGGGATGTCCTGGTGGTAATTGCCTGTCGAGTCGAGCGTGGGGGTGGCGTAGGTGCCGGTGGTCAGCTGGGTGCCGTCGGCCTGGGCCAGTTTGGCGGTCAGGGTGAGCGTCCCGGCGTTGACCGGTGTGCCAGCGGTGTCCCGGACGGCGGTCGACAGGCGGATGGGCTGCCCGAGCGGGTAGCGGCTCAATCCGGTCCTCCTGTCCGCTGGTCGGCTGCCGTGAGGGTGGCCTGTGCTGCCGTGCTGCCCGTCAGGGTGCCGACGGTGAACGCCAGGAGCTGCCCGGCGGCCGCGGTCAGGGTGCCGGTGCCGGCGAGTACCGCGGGCGCCCTGGCGGCGGTGGGTGCGGTCAGGGTGCCGAGCGCGGTCAGCGCCGCGGCGGCGGAGGTCCGGGCGGCCGTGGTGAGGGCTGCGCTGGCGGTGAGGGTGGTGGTGCCGGAGGTGACCGCGGCCGCGGTCGCGGGCAGCGACCCGGCCGCCGTGAGGGGTGCGCTGGCGGGGGTGACCCCGCCGCCGCTGCCGGTGATCGCCCCGGCCGCGGTCAGGCTGGTGGTGGCCCGCTGCCCGGGTGTGGTGGTGAGCTGCCCGGCGGCGGCTAGTGTGGTGGCGGCCTGCCCGGCGGCCCCGGCGGTGACCGATCCGGTGCCTGCCATGGTGGCGGGGGCGGTCACGCCAGCGCCTGCGGTCAGGTGGGCGGCGCCTGGCAGGGAGCTGCCCTGGACGGTGCCGCCCGTGATCGAGGCTGCGGCGCCGAGGACGGCGCCGGCCTGCTGGGTGACCCCGGTGGCCACCGACCCGGTTCCGGTCAGGGTGACGGCCGCGCCCTGGGCCGCGCCGCCTGTGAGCGTCCCAGTCGCGGTCAGGGGCGCCCCGGCGCGCAGTGTGACCGGGACGGTGAGGTTTCCCGTGCCATCCAGGGCTGCGCCGCCGCCCTGGACTTCGGTGCTGCTGAGCGATCCGGCCCCGGCCAGTGTGGCCCCGGCCTGCCCGGCAGGCCCGGCGGACAGTGACGCACGGCCAGCCACGGTGATGGCACCGGCGGCCAGGGCCGCCCCGGCGGCCAGTGAGGCGGCCCCGCCCAGCGTCTTTCCTGCCTGGACGGCCGTGGCGGGTGCGTCCACCGCCCCGGCGCCGCGCGGCGCCGCGCCAGCCTGCTGGACGGCGCCGGCGGCCAGCGTCCCGGCCGCGGTCAGGGTGACAGCGGCCGGCTGCAGCCCGGGGGCGGTGCCGAGCGATCCGGCCGCGGCCAGCATCACGGCCGTCTGCTGCGCTGGGCCGGCCGGAATTGAGCCTGCCCCGGTTAGTGCCGTCCCGGCCCGCTGGGCCGACGGGGCCGCGACCGAACCCGCAGCGTCCAGGGCCGTCCCGGCCCGCTGTACCGCCGGTGGTGCGCTCACCGACCCGGCCCCGGTCAGGCCCGCTGCCCCGGCGATGCCGCCGCCCGCGGCCAGCGACCCGGCCCCGGCCAGGTCCGCCGACGGCGTGGGGAACACGTCAGTCTGGCTGACCTGCGCGATGCCGGCGACCGCATCCCAGCCCTGGAACGCGACCGTGATGGACGAGCCGTTATCGGTGAACGCTAGCCGGCCGTACTGGCGGCATTCCCCGCCGGAGTTGCTGTAATGCTGGTCGAACGTGGTCTGCATCAGGCCGCCGCCGACGTTGAGCAGCGGGGCCGCGCAGTACACCGGGAAACCGCCCCAGCTGTTGTTCGCGCCCACAGTGCAGCCGACCAGGTGCGAGTCGCCGTGCCACAGCACCACGTTCTTGACCAGGTGCCTGTTCGCCGCGATGTAGCTGATGATGGCCTGGCGTTCGGTGTCGTAGGACCACCATTTGTCCGGGCCGTTGGTGATCGTCGCTGTGCCCATCCAGGCGACGTCGGAGATGATCACTTTCAGCGGCTCGGGCTGGATCAGCTGGTTTTCCAGCCAGGCGAGCTGGGTGGCGCCCAGCATCGTCTTGGTGCCGTTGTCGGTGTTGCCCCCGGGCGACCGGTCGGTGTTCCGGATGTCGATCATGATGAACCGGACCCGGCCTGATACCCACGCCTGGTACAGGCCATGCGGTGGGCTGTTGACCGTATCGCCCAGGACGCCCATCGGGAAAACGGACTGGGCCGCCGCGATGTTCGTCGCGGTGTAGGTGTTGTCGGAATCGCCGTTGTCCGGGCCGGCCTCGTGGTCGGAGCGGCAGTAGTAGCCCCACGCGGTGGCCACCATGGACGACAGCGACGGGATGAAGCCGATCTGGGTTTCGTAGACGCCGACCTGGGTGGCCAGCACGGTGCTGGTGGTGCCGGAGTAGTCGAAGTCTCCGGTGAAGACGTTCAGGTCGGCGCCGTAGCTGATCCAGTCGCTGATGGCCGCGGCGGTCGCCGGGGGGGTCACCGTGTCGCCCTGGGCGATGCAGGAGACCAGGGCGACGGTGTAGTTCGCGGGGGTCCCGGCGGTCGCCAGGGTCTTGCATGCCCCGATGGGGCCGATCAGCGATTCCATCCCGCCGGACGGGGTGTTGGCGACCTGCACGTAGTAGCGGGTGAAGGCGGACAGTCCGGTCAGGGTGTACCGGAGGTACCCGGATGCGTCCGGGGTCTGCGCTGTGATGTAGGACGGTGAGGTCATCGACGGCGACGTGGAGTACGCCAGCCTGCAGGAGGTGGCCCCGGAGGTTTTCGCGTACACCTGGAAGCCGGCGGCGGCGGGGGCGCCCGCGACGAGCTGGGAGACGGTGCCGGGTACCGGGCCGCCCGGCGCGGCGACCGAGATGAGCAGCGCGCCGCCGTCGGCGGAGGCGGCCAGCGTCCCGGACAGGGCGCCGGTGGCCCCGGCGGTGGTCTGGGTCATCGTGGCCGCGTACACGTCCACGTTGGCGTGGCCCGCGCCGCCGCCGGAGTCAGCCTGGGCCAGGGCGGTGGTGAACCCGGACGGCGGCGTGATGGCCGGTACGGCGGCGCCGGCGCCCAGGCGGCCGGTGGCCAGCCAGATCAGCAGGTCGCCGTTCTGGCCGGTGGTGATCCCGGGGGCGGTCAGGGTCGTCCCGACCGAGCCCAGGCACGTCCCGGAGCCGGACAGTGACGGGTCGAACGGTGAGCTGGTGTCAGCCCCGGATACCGCGATGCCGCCGATCACCACGATGAACGAGCCGGTCATCGTGACGGTGAACGTGGCGCCTTCGCTGCCGTCGCTGACCCGCCACAGGAGCTGCTGGGCGATATTCGACCCGTTCGCCACTGTGGCGGCGGTGAACCCGGTGCAGGCGAACGTGTCGGTGGCGTTGACCGAGCCGGACCACAGCAGGATCAGCAGCCCCGCGGGGGTGCCTGACCCGTTCCAGCCGGGATTGTTTACCGCCTGGCTGGACACGTTGGCGGCGCCGGAGCCGGCGCTGCTGGTCCCGGTGACCGCCAGGGCAGATACCGGGGCTGCGGCCAGCGACCCGGCCCCGGTCAGGGTGGCGCCGGGCGGCCCGCCGCCGGCTGCGATGGCCGATCCGGTGCCGGTCAGGGTGGCGCCGCCGGAGACGGCGCTCCCGGCCGCCTTGTAGCTGGCGATCGAGCAGTCGGCGTTGGTGGAACTGGCCGGCGTCCAGGTGACCGAGTACAGCGACGCCGACCCCACGCCGATCTGGTATGCGCCGTCCACGCCGTTGACGGAGAACGCGTGGTCGTGCCAGGTGCCGCCGGAATCGGGGTCGGATGTGGCCAGGGTGAAGGTGCCGGCGTTGGCCGAGCAGGCCACCGCCGAGACCACCAGGTCCCCGGCCGAGCTGGTCGCTGTGGTCGCGGCGGTGATCGCACCGGAAGACGCGTTGTGTGTGCTGGCGGACTGGTCAAGTACGGGGGCGCCGGAGACTATCTGGAGCCCGGAGTATTCCGCGACCCCGATCTCGCGGTTCGAGGATGCCGACATGGTGACACTGATGGTGTCGCCGGACAGCAGCGCCGTGGCCAGGTATGCGGAGCAGATATGAGCGGCGGAGTTGGACGATCCGCTGATGACATCCAGGTTCCAGGTGTTGCCCCGGCTGTCGCTGATCGCGGTGGGGTGCACGCCGCCCGCGCACCGGATGTACATGACCAGGACGTTGCCCTGGGTGGTGTTCACGCCCAGGGTGACGGTCGGGTTGCCGGTCGCCGACGGCACGGTGCCGGCGATCTGGACGAAGGCGACCGCCACTGCTCACCTCCCGGGAGTCACGGGACCTCGCCCGGAGGTCAGGGCGGCGTCAGTACCCGCCTGCCGCGATGGCGCCGATCGCGACCTGGAACGTGTTGCCGTTCGCCACCGCGACCGGCTGGCCGTTCCAGTTGCCGTACCACACCCGGGCCGCCGCGCTGTCGGGGATTTCCAGTGAGACGATCGACCAGGCACCCCCGGACCCGTTGGTCCAGGTGATCGCGGTGAACGGGATGAGGACGTCCGCGCCGCCGGTCGACGTGGTGGGGGTGCCGGAGAACGCGGTGCCGCCGGAGGTGTACCCGGTGCCGGTCAGCTCAGTGCCCGACGCGGACCCGGTCGACGCGGTGGAGGTCAGCTTCAGCTTCATCGCCCCGGTGCCCAGCGCGGTCAGCTGCGTGCCGGGGACACCGGCGGCGCCGACGGGCAGGTTGGCGTTCAGCATCAGCGAGGACCGCGTCTGGTCGATCGCCGTCTGGTGGTTAGTCATGACCTCACCTGGCTGTGGTGATCGTGGTGCCCGGCAGCACCGTGATGATCAGCGGGCGGCAGACCGTGCAGCCGTCCACGTCCTTGTGGCAGTGGCCGCCGGGGCACGGCGGCGGGGTGGTGCCCTCGTACAGGGGGTGGCTGCCGTCGCTCAGCGGGTGGGACGCGTCGGCGATCGCGCCTTTCCACACCCGGCAGACGTCCGGCTCGGGACACGCCGCACCGTCATGGGCGGCCGGGCAGGCGTTCGCTGCCGCGCCGTGATCATGATCTTCGGTGCAGCACCCTGACCCCGGCGCGCAGCGGACAGCCGCGTCGATGTTCTCGTGAGTGCAGCCGGGCTGATGCGCCCCGGCGGCGGCAACATAACCCGGCGGGCAGGTGCACTCCAGGAACACCTGCGTCATGCAGCCGGGGCACTGGACTTGGAGCATGCCTCACCTCAGATCAGCATCGTTTGTTTTCATGCCGCGCCGCGCCCGGCAGGTGCATCTACTTCGCGTCGCCCGTATCTGCGGCCGCATCCGGGTCCGGGGTACCGCCGGGGTCGTGGACGGGGCCGTTGACCTGATCGCCGGCGAACTGCGACCTGTCCGTCCCGAACCTGCCCTGCCCCAGCAGCTTCCGCAGCCGCTCGGCCAGGTCCTGATGGGTGCCCTCGGGGGCGTCACCCTCAGCGTGCACATGCCACCTCATCGCGCCTTCTTCCGTACGACCGCCAGCCCGTAGCGGTAGGTGATGTCCTCAACACTGCTGTCCTTCGTGAGCAGCGTCAGCAGCCCCTGAGCCGCCGTCAGCATCGACGAGCCGTACTCCGGCCAGATCCCGGGCAGCCCGACCATCCAGTCCTCGACGACGTAAAACCCGCCGGGGCTGACGAGCGGCCACAGCAGGTCAAATGTCGCCCGGGTCGCCGCCCCGTCGTGGGAGGCGTCGTCCACAACCAGGTCCCACTGCTCCGCGTGCAGGGTCAGGAGCGCCGGAAGGGCCTGGTCATCCTGGGCGGCCACGATCCGGCCGGTGCCTTCCGGCCAGCGGGACGACGGGTCCGCGTCCACCCCGGTGAGCTGCCCGGCGGGGAACAGCGCCTGGAACAAGTCCAGGCCATCACCGCGGTACACGCCGACCTCACACACCCGCGCGGCCGGGCCGAGCTCAGCCGCGATCCGCAGGTACACCGGGAGGTACCCGTGGGTGACCTTATCGGTCGCGAACCTCACCCGGGATCAGGACCGGCCGCGCTCATTGGCCCGCGCCTGCTTCTGCGCGGCCTTCTCTTCCTCCCGGGCGTCGTCGACAGCCGCCTGCGCTGCCAGGTCAGCCTCCGCACGCCGCTTCGCCTGCTTGGCCTGCTCCGCCTCCAGCTCCTCCCGCGTCTGGGTGGCGTGCTCGGCGGCCTGCGCCGACTGCTGAGCCTGCCCGGCGGCAGCGTCCTTCTCCGCCTGCGTGACAGCTTCCCTGCGTACCTTGCCCGCGTCGCTCACAGCGTCTCCTAGATCAGCATCGTTGTTTTCATGTGCCCGACGTGGACACCCGTTGCTACGTGGACCGGGATCCCGGCGGCGGCGCAGCGCAGGCAGAACGTCATGTCCTCACCCACCAGCGCCGACCCGATCACGCTCTCCCGGAACCACGGCGCCGCCCGGTCCCCGGACGCCTCCGCCACACGCCCGAGCGCGTCCCGGTGCATCAGCAGGAACGCCGCCCCGGTCGCGCCGACAGGCACGCACGCGTCCTCCGCCCAGGTCCTGTACCGGGCGAACCCCACCTGGCCGCCGCCGGGCTCCTGGACGAGCTCGTACATCGTCGGCTGCTTCTCCCCTGTCGTCCCGTCCTGGGAGTAGCACAGGGCGCCCAGGACGGGACGCGCCACCGGGTCGGCCGCCTCCGTCAGGCGGTCCACATCGGCGGGACCGAACACCATGTCCGTGTCGGCCATCAGCAGCCACGGCGCCCGGCACTCCTCCAGGAACCGGCGGACCAGCAGGTTCCTGGCCTCGGAAATGTTCGGGCCGGACGGCGCGGCCAGGAACACATCCACCCGGGCACCGCCGGGCTTGCGGGCCACGGCCAGCAGCGATGCGAGGAACTCCGCGCGCACCTGGCCGCCGTGCACGTAGCCGACCGCGACATGCTGCGGCGGGGTGCGGCCGTGCGGCATCGCCTAGCTGGTGCCGTATGTCGGCAGGCCGTCCTGCGTCGTGCCGGGATAGTCGCCCATCCCCTGGATGGGGGTCTCCATGTCCGGGCCCGGGCCGATGTCAGCGTTCCCGTAGTCAGCGAACCCGGCGGTCACGTTCACTGCCCCAGCGCCAGCCGGGGACATCAGCAGCGCCTCCGCCTCGGCCTGCCGTGGCCCGCGCGGGTACAGCACGCCCGACCCCGTCAGCGCATTAGCCGCGTCAAACGCACCGCTGATCCCCGTGACGTCCTGCGGCGCGGCGATGTCGTACGGCGCCGTGCCCGGACCGGCCGGGGTCACGCCCGAGTACCCGGCGGCATCCCCCGGACTGTCCGCAGGCGTTGCCGGATCGGGCGCGCCGGCCGGGTCCAGGGACTGGAAAAACTCAGACATCACTGCGCTCCTTCGCGTGCTTACGGCAGTAGCCGTTCATGTGGTGCCGCGCGGGACGACGGCAGCGGGGCTCATGGCAGTTCAGGTGATGCCACAGCACCGCGACGATGCTGCCCTTCAGGATGAACGAGCCGGAGCCGGAGTAGAAGAGGTAGACCAGCCCGGAGGCGCTGTCCAGGCCGAGCCAGTGAAGCAGCAAGTGCGCCACCCGCCCGGCTCGTTACGCAGGGTTGGTCTCGGGGAAGAACGGCCCCTCGAACGGCGGGTTATCCGCCGCGTTCGTGCCCACCGCGGGATTCATCGGCGAGTGCGGCAGATCCATCAGGTCCCCGATGGTGGATCCCGCGCCGACGTCGCCCTGGAACTCCTGCCAGCGGCCGGCCGCGTTCGCCACCGCGCCGGCCACCGTAGCGGACACATCATCGCGGCCGCCCGCGTCGTCATCGCCCATCGCGTTGATAGGCGACAGCGGGCCCGGGTAGTACGGCGCGTCCGAGGGGCCCGCGTTCACGTCATGAGCGGATGGCGACTCCGTCGTGCCCAGGCCCGTGACCCCGGACATCACGTCTGCGGCCGGGTCGGACAGCGGGCCGATGTCCGCCGCGTAGCCGGGCGGTTCAGGGGACATGCCCGCGCCCCCGTACGGCACAGGAGCCGGCCCCGGGTTCGGTGCAGCGGGCATCTGCGGCGCATCCGCCGGCGACCCATGGATCTCAGTCATCAGGACCGGCCGCCGGCAGCTGCCCTCGCCGGCGCCTTCGCGGGCATGGCCTTCGCAGGTGCGTTTTTGGGCTCCTCGTCCTCGCCGCCCAGATCCAGCGGCCGGAACAGCGTCCCGGACCCCTCCCGGTCCCGCTTGACCAGCTCATGGCCAAACGGCAGCACCTGCCCCTTGGTCACCAGCTGATCACTGCCGTCCTTCATCGTCGCCACGAACGTGTCCGTCGCCTGCATCGGCGGCTGCTGCGCCATTACGCCTCCTAGAATTCCGGGCCCGCCGGGTGAACCGCCAGGTACTGCGCCATCGCCGGGCTCACATGTCCCTGGCCGGCCACCGGCGCCACCGTGCTGAACGCATTCGGGTTGGCCACCACCGCCGGGTGGGTGCTGTCCCGCATCGCGCCCGCCTGCGTCAGCTGCGAGCTGACCTCCGCCGTGGACACCGCGGGCGGCACGGCCGCCACCCCGGCGGTCCCCGTATCCGTGTAGGTCACCACCGCGCCGAGCGTCGCGACCAGCACATTTTCTGTGTTCGTCACGGTGCCGCGGTACACCTTCACCCCGGTTGTGCCCGACGGCAGCGCCGCCCACGTCAGCGTCGCCGTCCCGTTCGCGGCGACAGCGGTCGTCGCCTCATTCGAGGCGGTCGTCTCACCGCGGCCGTTGACGCCGGTGATCTTCCAGAAGTACGTGGCCGCCGCGAACGTCCCGCCGCCCACGTTCGGCGACGCGGCCAGCGTCGACGGGGGCGCCAGGATCGTCGCGAGGACGAAGCTGTCCGTGCAGTAGCGTGCGGCCATCGTCAGCCTGCTTTCCCCGGCGGCAGTTCCAGCCGCCGGTGCTTTGCCACGTACCTGGCCGCGGCCCTGATGATCTCCGGGTCGTCCAGGAGAAACCCGATGCCCATATTGCAGCGATGGCACAGCAGCCCGCGGACCTGGCCCGTCACATGATCGTGATCAATGTGCCAGCGTTCCCCGCGACCGCCGGGCCTGTCTGTCTTGCACACTGCGCACTGGTTGCCCTGATGCTTGATGAGCGCATCCCAGCCGGCTTGCGTCAGCCCGTACAGCCGCAGCGTGCGGGCGCGCTCGCGGACCTGAGCGTCCGGGCGCGGGTCCTTCCGGCAGCCTGGGCAGACGGGCTTCCCGACCAGGGTACTGACCTCCGCGCCGCACGCGCAGCGACGAGGGCCCAGCGCGGAGTTCCGCTCGATCTTCCGCTGCTCAGATGCCGCCATCGTGCACCGGCGCGAGCAGTAGACCTGCGGGTTACCGGCGGTGCGCGACCGGGTGAACTTAGCGCCGCACTGCGGGCAGATCATCACCTCGGGTCCATGCACCCGCGGGACGTACCTGGATCTCATGTATTCGAGATGGCATTCCTTGCAGTCCGACCGGACGCCGCCAGCGCCCGCGATCATCCTGTGAAACTCAGTCAGCGGCTTCGTCTTATGGCAATGCGAGCATGTCTTTTCGTCCATACAGACATACTAGTTCGGCTGGTTTCCCCAGGCTGACGACCGGCGGATGCACGATTATCAACTCGGGGAAACCAGCGCCAGAACATGAACCAGGGAAGGTCAGAGGCCCTTCATCACGCGGAATGCTCCCGGCACAGCGACCTGGCTGGATGTGCGCCAGAACATGAACCATCCGGCCTCGCCCTGGGGCCGGCCGGTGGTGGGGTCCTTGATCAGAGGCTCATAAATAAGGCTGACCCCCACGCGGTCGACCACGATGAACTGCCCGAAGTCGCCCATGACGGCTTCGAGACTGCCGACAGAGGTAGCACCAGACATGGTGGTCGACTCGTAGATCGGGGCGCCGAGCAGGGTTTCCGGCTGGCCCTTGCCGAGGTTCGTCCAGAACGACGCGCCACCCGCGGTGTCGAGCTGCCGGAACTTGTTGATGATCGCCACGTTCGCGACCCACGCGCAGCCCGGCGCGTTCCGGAACCTGGGCGGCAGAGCACCCTGGACGGCGTAGATGTCGCCGACCGCGATGACCAGCGTGGTCGCGGTGGTGACGACGGTGGTGGCACCGGTAATGACACCCTGCGGGACACCCCCGGAACCCGCGCCGGTCGCGAACGCGGCCTCTTCCAGCCGGTCCTTGGCGTCCGCGAGGAGCCGCGGGAGCTGCTGCCCGAAGTCGGTGTCCTCCAGCACCTCATAGGTGCCGAACACCCACGCGGCGGCCTTCTGCGGGGTGATCTGGACGTTCCCGACGGTCGGCGTGTTGTCGGTGGCGACGCCGCCCTCAGCAAGCCACGCCGCGTTGACACCGGCCGACGTCACACCGTTCCACGTGTTGCTCGTGGTCTGCTTGACGTTGCTGATGCGCCGCCACGGGTTCGCGCTCCCCGTGTTCGTTAGTATGATCGTTGGGTCTAGTACGAACGGAAGGAGGTACCCTCCGTTGGCCAGGGTGAGCGACAGCGCGGCACGCTGGGCCATGCCCTGCGGGTCCTCGATATACGCGCGGAACGTCTCCTGGTACTCCTCGGAGCCGGTGGCCAGGATGTGCTCGGCGATACCGCGGCCGTAGGTGCCGGGGTTCTCCTGAACGATCCGCGTGGCGTTCTCCGCGAAGTCCTGGGCGAGGTTCCCCCGCTTGGCCTCCAGCTCGATCGCGTCGAACGCGCGGCCGCGGAGCTCGGAGGTGCGGACCAGGTGGGACCGCACCGCGCCGAGGTCCTCGTACGGGTTGCGGAACTTGCCGCGGGAGCCGAGGTCCGGGGCGCCGTCATGCCACACCCCGGAGGGGGCGGTGCCGCCGTCGCCGTCGGGGCGCTCGAGGTTCGCCGGGTCGTCAGCGGTGCGGGTGATGGCCTGGATCTGCTCCATCCGCTCGATGATCGGCTTGCACTCCTCATCGAGCTGCTTCCACCGGTCGACAAGAGTGTCGCGGTAGTCGCCGTCGTTCTCCTCCGTAGTCTCCTCGGAGGTCTCCATCCGCCGGAGCTCGCCCTTAATGCGGGCCATCTCGTCCAGCTTGTCTTTCAGCGTCGCCATGACGCGGTACTCCTGTCGGCTGGTTACCAGACCAGTCCCGCCTGCTCGCGCAGCTCCTTGGAGCGCATCGCGTAGAGGGCGTGCTGGTGATACCGGGCCGAGTGCTCCTCGCCGTCAGGCTGGGGCGGCTCACCGGCGGCGGCTTCGCCATCGGGGGAAGTGCCAGTGTCGAACTCTTCGTGCTCTTCGTGCTCGTCGTGCTCGTCCGGCTCCGGGTCGCCGAAGGTGCCGGGAGTGGACATTCGGACGCCGAGGATCTCAGCGCCCGAATACGCCTCGAAAGGCGTCGGGCCGAACTCTTTCAGCCCCAGCTCAGTGCGGCGGACCCTGGGCAGCTGCCCGCCACGCGGGCGGTACCTGTCGCCGGGCCGCAGCTGCGGGGTGGACCGGACGATCCGGCCGGTGAACGACTGGGCGGTGATCGACCCGTTCCGGATGTTCTCCAGGACCTCGTCAGCGAACGGCGTGTCGGAGTACCTGGCCAGGGTCAGCAGCCCGCGGGCTTCGGGGCGGATCTCCACGGGCGTGGCGATCGGCATGGATCCCCGCTCGGACGGGGTGCCGTGAATCGTCATGCCGTGGTTGTACATGACCTTGACCTTGCCGAACCCGGCGCGGGACCGGCCGATGTCGGCCAGGACCTTGTTGAACGCGGCCGGGTCGATCTCCTCGATGTAGTGGCCCTCGAAGTCCTGGATCTCGGCGGGTGAGTTGAACGCTGTGGCGTACGCCTCGACGAGCCGACCGGTCGAGTCGCCCTGGGCCGCGCGGACGATGTGGATGTCCTCGAGCTCGTAGGTGCGGAAGTACACCGGGTCAGCCCGGGACGCGCTGCTGCCACCACCGCCGTCGTCGCTGGCGTCGACCCCGAACCTCCTGGCCGCGGCCTTGATCTTGGTCAGAGCCTGCGCCTTGGCCGCGGCGGGGATGTCCGTCTGCGGCAGCCTGGCCAGCGCATTCTGCACGTGGGTCTTGTCGTGGACCGGCAGGTACCGGTTGCTGCGGGGGACGGTCCTCCCGGAGCCGTCCTTGGTGCCGCCCGGTGCAATGTAGGCGAAGTCGCTGTCGGGCAGGTCGTTGATCGACGAGGCGGTCATCTCCGCTCGCTGGGTAACCGTCACCGCTGACCTCCCGGTCGCTTTCTTTTCCATTGCCGCGTGCTGCGCGGGCCAGATGCCGAGGGCCGCGTGATGAGCTAGGTTGCAGTAGCCCTGCGGGTCCTTGATGTACTTGCCGAGCTCGGCCACACACCTGTCAAAGTCCCCGGGCGTCCCCCAGGCGACCTTGGCCGCGCCTTCACCGTGGACCCAGTACTCGTGCAGCCGCTCGGTGGCACGCGGGTCGGTGACCTGCCCGGCGACCCGGACCGCGCCGCGTTCATCCACCGGCTACCAGGCCAGCCCGGCCGCCTCGCGGAGTTCCCGCGAGCGGAGCACATAGAGGTCGTGGCCGCCGCCCCCGCGTTTGGCTGCCTTCGGTGCCGCGACGTGCTTCGCGGCCGCATGCTCACCGCGGAGCGCCGCCGTCGTCTTCGGGCCGACGAGCCCGTCGACCTTCAGGCCGTGCGCCTTCTGGAACTCCCGAACCGCGGCGAGCGTCTTCGGGCCGAAGGTCCCGTCGACCTTCAGTGGCGGCTTCACGCCGAGCGCGTTGAGCCGGGCCTGCAGGTCCGATACGCGCTTGCCGGTCTCACCGTCGCCGACCGGGTGGGCGTCCGTCGGCGTGGGCCGCGTGTCCTTGGCGGTCTTGCCGGTTTTGCTGCTGCTGCCGGATGCGGCGGCGAACTGGCCGCCCGTCGCGGACCCGGCCGGGGCGTGGTTCGGGTTGAACCGCCACGCGGCAAAATCATCCCCGGCCGTTCGCCTCCTCGAGGGCCCGCCGCGCGCTGGCCGGCCGCGGCGTCGGCCGGGTGCTGTTCCCGCCGTCACCCGGCGACGTCGACCCGCCCGGCAGCCGCGGCATCGACGGCGGCAAAGGATCCGCGGTCACCCCCGGCGGCGTCTGGCCCAGCAGATGCTGCACGTTCCCCGCCGGAGGCGGCGGCGCATCCGGCTTTGCCTCCAGCTGGGACATGTCCCCGGCCTCGATCGCGGCGACCGCCGACTCCAGCGTCGAACCCGCCTGCACCAGCGCCAGCGCGGCCTGCGCCCGGATCAGCGTCACCTGCGCCCGGACCTGCTCACCCTCCTGCAAAGCCGCGATGTCACCGGTATCCACCCACAGCCGGGACCCGGCCGGCAGATCCGGGATCAGCGGCTCCAGCGCCGCGCACATCGACCGCCACTCCGGCCGCAACGTCAGGTCCGCGAACCGGCGGATCACATCCTCATACGATTTCCCCGCGCCCTTGATCGACTCCAGGCCGATCAGCATCGCCGGAACCCCCGACGGGGCCAGGATCCGCTCGATCCCGTCCTGGCTGACGTTGGAGAAATCCATGTCGGCCAGGCTGTTCCCCGCCACGGTCAGGTCCGCGCCCTGGTCCAGGACCAGCGTCTTGCCCGCGTTGTCCGGGCCCGCGTACCGGGCGTTCATCCGCTCCCGGATGCTGTCGACCGTCCCGGGCTGCAGCTTCTGCGCGTACTTGATGATCACGTTCGGGGTCGCGTTGTTCTGCAGGTACCGGATCTTGTACCGGGCCATGGCGTCGTCACCCTGGATGTCCCGCATCACCGGGGTCAGCCAGCTCATGCCACGGAAGTCGGCCTGCGGGTCCGGGATGGGATGCCAGTGGGCGACCTCATCGGCGGGGGCCATGAACCCGCCGCCCTGGCTGAGGGTGTTCCTGGGCGGCTCACACCAGTAGCCGATCTTGCGGCGGTACCAGCCGCCGCCGGGCACCGCGACCCTCTCGGACACGATCGTGGTCCAGCCCGGCCGCAGCCGCACCAGCAGCCCCTCACCGGGAGGCGCCCACGTGTAAGAGTTCCCGGCCAGGCAGACGTCCTGCTCCATCCGGGCGATCAGCTCACCCGACGTGCCGTCCGGCCACGGCTTCTCCAGCACCTGCAGGGACGTGTTCCCGTACAGGTGCTTGTCGGCTTTCGCCTGGTAGATGAACCGTCCCTCGGACAGCAGCATCATCCGGACCAGGATCGCGGAGAACACCGGGGAGCCAGAGGCGTTGGCCTGCTGCGCCCACGCGGTGACCTGCGGGAGGATCTGCTCCCGGTCCGGGCTGCCGTAAGTGGAGGTCAGGACGGCGGCGCCGGACGCCTGGCCTTCCCAGTAGCCCTGGCGGCGGATCAGCCGGTCAATCAGCCTCACTCAGGCTCACGCCCTACAGCAACCTGCATCCAGCCGTTTCCGACATCGATCGCGCGGAACGCCAGGGACTTACTCTCGGCCATGCGCATGACCATCTCGGTGTTCTCGGCGTGTATCAGCTGCGCGGCGAAGCCGTCACGCTCCAGCCGCTCCCACAGCTGGCCAGCCTCAAATCCGCGCGTGAACTCGGCGTCATCAGAGTCGAAGGCCAGGATCAGGCCGTATTCCGCCTTGTATTCTGCGTCGTCGCTCATCCGGACCCTCGCGCCCTTTCCAGGACCTGCGCCAGCGTCGGCACCTCATGCACAGACGGCTCCTGCTCACGCCGGCCGTCATCACGGAACAGCACCCACAAGCCCAGCATCATCGAATCGGCCATGACCGCCAGGCCCACCACCCACATGCCGATCAGCGCCGCACCGCCGACGAGACCCAGCATCGACACGACCAGGAGGCTGCCGGACAGACGCACGGGGACCTCCCTGAATGCTTGGCCACGGCCACGGCCGCTCGATGCGCCGACCTGCGGAAATGTAATACGCGAATCGCGTAATTGCAGGTCATGGGACTGGCCAGGACCTGGGTTCCTCGGACGTTCAGACCTGCCAGACGCCCGGCGTGGCCAGCTCCTCCCAGCGGACGAACGCCCAGCAAGCCAGCGTCGCACCCACCAGCGGCCCCTGATCCACCGCCACCTTCGGATCCCACGCCTTCGCACCCGCCAGCGGCCGCTGATGCGCCGCCCGCACCGCGGCGGTAAGCGGCGGCTGATCGAGATGCTCCAGACCTTCATTGCTGACCAGATCCAGGAACTCCCCATGCGCGACAGCGACATCCTGCGCCGACACTTCCAGCACCAGAACCCCCGCCTCACCCAGGGGCTTCACCAGCGTCCCCGACTGGCTCTTAGGGTTCACCACGACCGCCACCGGATCATGCTTCTCCCACAAGACAGCCATCCGGGCCACGAGCAGCCGCGGGTGATCATAGAACGGCGCCAGGTCCACCAGAATCTTCCCCGACCCGCTGCGGCCAGCCGCCACAATCGACCCATGCTTACGGTCCTCACTGATCGCGCACCCGAACGCGACAGGATCACTCACAGCAGCCCCCGCGGGACAGCAGCCGCACCCCAGGTGTCCTCACCGATGACACCCCAGCCAGGCTTAGCGACCTCCGGCCACTGGCACAGATAGGCCCGCCGGAACTCAGGCAGGTCCATCAGCCCGAAATCCGTCTTCACCGTCTCCTCGGACACCGTGATCCCCAGCGCAGGCATCCGCCGCCGCCACGTCACCGGATCCCCCGGATCCTCATCATCAGCCGCCGAATAGCCGATATAACAGCCGCCCTCCGTCACGCCCATCTCCGCGCGGGCCCGCCCGTCCTCAACCTTGGCGCGGAAATAAGCCGACCTCTCCGTCCCAGCCGCCGACACAATCCACAGCTGCGCGTCGCGGGTCATCATCGCCGGGCGCATCGCCTGTTCAAGATGATCATCCTCCTGCGCCCACGCCTCATCGATCACGCCCAGGTCCAGGTTGTCACCATGGCCGCTCGTCTGCGTCCCGGACACCAGACCCAGCATCGACCCGTTACGGAACAGGTACGCCTCCGACCCTGAACCCCTGCGCACATCGATGAACCGGCGCAGCTTCGACCGCTCGATCATCGGCCACCACACATCCAGCAGCCGGTGCCGCGCATCCAGCCGCGTCTGCGCCGTGTAGGAGATCTGCGTCCCCGGCCGCCGCAGCCCGCGGGCGATCATCATCGCCAGCAGATCAACCGTCTTACCCTGCTGCCGCATCACCTCGACCACCACCTGCCGGTACGCGAACCGGCCCTCCGGCGTCAGCTCCGTCGCCACCGCGTTCACGTCCTCGTGCTGCCACGGCATCAAACCTGGCCCCAGCACCGTACGGAAACCGAGCAGCTCGGCGGTCTTGCTGATCCCGCCCGCCAGGTTCGGGCGGCCAGGCGTCGCCGGTGTGGCGAACCTAGGCTTGCAGAGCGCCGAAGAGCCCGGTGAGGTCGGCGTCGGCATCCTGCTTGCCCTTCGGCATCAACTCGAGCAGCGTCTTGCGCAGCTCCGCACCCAGGACCGCGTTGCCCGGGTCGCTCCGGTGCGCCTCGGCCATCCGGTACGCCAGCTGACGCAGCTCCGCGCGGGCGTCAGTCACCTCGCCGGCAGGCGCAGCCGCGGGCGCAGCCAGCTTCAGGGCCGCGCAGCTGCCACGGCACAGGGAATGGTCACCACCCTTATGCCGGCGCGACCGGCGAGCGCGGAGGGCCTCCGAATCAGCCAAAATCACCCTCCGTCACGTGACGCGATACCGGCAAATATATGACCATGGCTGCGGCAGTCATCCGGAATCGGACATTTCGGACGCGATTCGACCTGTTTTCCGCCCTGGCCGTCTGACCTGCATTGATGCCGGTGCATGGTGGGTGGTTGGCGGGTGGTCACTGATGACCGGTCGATGGTCACTGATGACCGGGCGGGTGGTCGGTGCAGACCGTGGTCACTGTCTGTGACGGTGGTCGTGGTCGCTATCTGCCGTCTGCATGTGCAGCGGGCGTGTGCGGGTGCAACGGTCATACCGCGTGTGCACTGCCGGCGCCGTCTGCCGCTTCGGCTTCGGCTCGCTTGATGACCTCGTTGATGTAGGTGCGTGCTTTGTACAGGTCGTCGACGCCGTTCTTCTTGCGCCAGCGGACGATGTACTTGACGGCGTTGCCTTCGTAGAAGTCGAGGCCGAATGCGTCTATGACGTCGAACGGCTGCATGCCGCCAGCGCCGTTGTAGTAGTCAGGCATCCGTCACCACTACCGCAGTTTGGCTGGGCTGCCGTCGACTAGGTGCGGTGTTCCGCCGTCCTCAGTCACGGTGATGTCGTAGCCGAAAACCATGTCGCCGTGCGCCGGCTTCCACTTCGTCTCATCCCTAGCGTCGTCGTCGGCATCGGGCGACAGGAACGCGCGGCGGATCGCCTTGTACCATTCCAGGTTCATCACCCAGTGCGTCGTGCGCAGCTGCCGCCACGCCGGGTGTGCGTCGTACGCGGCGTGGCTGAGCAGGTCGTACATCTTTTTGCCGCTGGTCACCACCGTCGTGATGTCTGCCATGTTCTGATCCTGCCACGTGCCCGGTTGCCGCGTACCGCGCCGTCTGCCCTGTTATGCCGTCTGCACGCGAGTCCGGGCAGATAACCAGAACGGTCGGCGGTGTGCGGCAAGTCCAGGAACCGGCGTGCGACGGACAGCGGCCACCAGGTGAGTGGTTCGCCGCCGTGTGCGCAGAGGTCGCCTGGCCGGTACAGGAGCAGGCGGCGTTCCCGTTCGGCCTGGTGTGCTGGCCCGTAGCCACGTTGTGCTGTGGTGCCGCGCCAGCGCACCCGTGCGGCCATGGGTCAGCTGGCGGCTGGCGGTGCGAGCGCGGTGACGCTGGACACGGCGCCGGTCAGGTCGGCGGCGGCCTTGTCGAGGCCGGACAGGTCGAGCTGCGGGTTGGCGGCCTTGAGCGCGTCGATCTCGGCCTGGATCGCGGTTACGGCGGTGCCGAGGTTCGCGACGCCGGCCTCGATGGTGGTGACGTCGGCGGTGATGTCGTCTTGCTGGCTCATGAGCACATCCAGTTTCTTGTTGACGGTTTTGAGCTGGTTGAGGATCTGGGTGAGGGTGACGGGCATTTTGAGCGGGTTCCAGGTGGGCACGGTCAGCGGGTGATAGTGCGGCCGGGATGAGCTTGGGCTTCGGTCATGGCGTCGCGGATCCGGTCCTCATCGGACGGCGCGTCTGCCACCGGCTCGTAGGTGGCCGCGAAGATGTCCGGCTTGCACGGGTAGAACTCGCCCTGGACACCCTTGATGATCCAGTCGCCGGGCATGGCGGTCATGGTGCCTTCGAGCGTGTTGATGCTCAGCGCGCTCGGGTGGTCGTGGTAGCTGGCCGTGCCACCATGGGCGAGTATCCAGTCGATGGTCGCCTTGGCCGCGCTGACGGTGCCGTCCCATTGGACAGCCTCGATGACGACGGGCTTCTTGCGGTACAGCGCCATGGTCACGCGGCTGGCCCTGGGATGCGGATCTGGGCGGTGATGGTGCCGTCAGGCTCGCGGGCCAGCTCGGCCACGGCTCCATCGATGATGGTGCCGGCGGGGATGGGCGCGGCCGCGGCCAGGGTGAGGATGCTATCCATGGTGATGCTCCCTGATGGTGTGCACGGCGGCGGCGGTACGAGCCTGGCAGACCCGCCGCCGCGCAGGATGCCCATGGTCAGGAATCCTCCACGTGGAGGCTGCCGGAGACGTGGGAACCGCCGAAGCTGGACGCCGCCGTCCCGTACTTCGGGTCAGCCAGGACCGCCTTGAGCGCCTCGTACAGCTCCACCTCAACCGCCATCGCGCTGGGCGCGGGTGCCGCGTCGGGAGAATCGGACTGAGCCGGTACGGGGACGTGACCGGCGGCGTTCAGGCTCCAGGACATGGGTCCTCCGTATCGCAGGCGTCAGGCCCGGCACGGGGGGGGTGTACCGGGCCTGCTGTGCGCCGGGTGGAATCCGCACCAGCAAAGCTTGGGGAGGGGTGCGGGTCCTGACGCGGTGGAGCTGCCCAGTTGGGGGTCTGGGCATGGGGTGCCAGGGCCAGTTAACTTCACGGAACGGAACTTTGCAAGGAGGCACCCGGAGCTGGACGTCATGTCTCTCCTGATGGCAGGGTGAGCCATGGTGCGAGGGCGGCGTGCAGGCGCTGCAGCTGCCCGATGTCGTAGAGGAGCTGGCCGCGTCCGCCGCGCTGCCCTGATGCTGTCTCGCCGACGGCCTTGAGCCGCACGGCGCGGATGGCTATGCGGAACTGGGCCGGGTCGACGGGCAGCCCGGCGCGCTCGAACTCGGCGCAGGCCTCGCTGAGGGTCCAGCCGTGGACGGTCACGGCGTCCAGTCCGGCACGTCGAACATGCCCTGGTCGCGCATGACCCAGATCGCCTCGTTCACCTCGTCCTCGTCGAGGCCCTGGTCGCGCAGCTGGTCGCGGACTTCGGCTTCAAGGATCTCGTCGCGTTCAGCCACGCCCGTCGGCTTTCGTGGGTGGGTCGCCGCACGGGTCACCACGGCGGGCGCGTGGCCCGGGAACCCAGCTGCTGTCAGCGAACTCGAGCCACATCGCGTCAGCGAAGCCGAGGAACGACGCGGTAGCCGCCGCGGGACAGGCAAGGCTCATTCTTGCGGTGCGTGGCAGTGCGGGTGTGCGGTGCGAGGGCGACGAACCGGCGGTCGGCGTGGGCGGCCTCGATACCGACGGCACGCCCGGAGATGGTCCGGCCGCATTCCGGGCAGACACCCCTGGCTCGCGGCGCGCCCCGATTGGCCATCGCGGCATCATCCGAACGCCATCGGGTGCGCTTCGGCGACGTGCTTCCACCAGTTCCGGAAAGCGTCCACCACGGCGTCACCGAAGCAGCGGACGCCGCATTCGCAGGTCCACACGGGAGCCGCGTCGCCGAAATCGGCCGTCACCGTAACTGCCATGGGATCACGTCTCCACGTCCGCTGCGGTCTCTACCAGGCCGTCCGACCAGGCGAGCGCCGGCCGGCCATGAACATCAGTGCCAGCAGCCGCCACCGGCCGCACACCGTTCCTGTCAGCACAGCCGACAGCGAAACACTCAACATGCCCCGTCGGCCGGCCCGCCGCGTCAAGCAGCACCTTCAGGGTCACCAGGCACCCGCAGTACGGGCACGCCCGGCCGCGCACATGCCGCCACTGCTGCGCCTCATCGATCGCCGGGTCCGCCCGGGCGGCGTTCACCCACCGGTCCAGGATGCGGATCGCGGCGGCCTCAGCGTCCCGGCCCAGCCCGGCGGCCAGCCGCGGGATGGCATCCAGCGCCGACGACGTGTTCCCCGGCGAGCCGCCGCGGCGTGCACCCGGATGGCCGGTGACCGCGTACCGGAGGGCGGCTTCGAGGCGGCGTGCACCCTCATGGCCGTCCAGGAGGGCCCGGCCGGCGGGGGCGTTCCACGGTTCGGGTGTCTCGGCGGCGCGGGGGGCCATGCCGGGTGAGCCGCCTGGCGCCGACGTGGGCTCGGCGACAAGACGTTCCAGGACGTCCATGTACCCGGCGAGCATGGTGCAGGCTTCACGCACAAGATCGACCGGGTCAGCCAAGGGAGCACCTGCCTGCATCAGGAGTTACCGGGAGCTAACCGGAGTCTAAGGTATTGGCGCAGGTGAGGCGATTGTCTTCCCCGGTGTTTTCCCGGCGGTGCCGATGCCGAACTCGGCGAGCATCAGCGCGCCGAGCCGGACGAGCCGCGGGCCGTTCTCGTGCGTGATCAGCGGAGCATGGCCGCGCAGAGCCAGCGCCTGTGCCGCGTCGGCGACCAGCGCCGCCGCGTCGGCCTCGCGGACCATGCGTCCTCCTCGCGGGGACAAGGCCATGCACGGGCGATGGCGGAAAGCCGATGGGGAACGACCGAACGGTCAGGACAATCCTAGCGGCGCGGGCCGTCGCATGAAGGGCACCGGCCGCACCCTGCGCACGCGGGCCCGTCGCACCTGGGACAGGGAACTGACGGGGTGGCGTGCCGGCATTTCCTGCACCAGGCGATGATGATCGCCGTGGGCCTGTCCGGCTCCTGGGGGACGCCGTCAGCCATGAGCGGCCTCATCGCCGTCGGGGTCGCGAAGATGACCGGTGTCCAGGTCATCGTCCCCGTGTTCGCGGATGTAGGCGTCGTCGTCCAGCCGCTCGGCCAGGTCGGCGAGCTCTTTCAGCAGCCATCCGGCCAGCCGGTCACGGTCGCTGCTGCTGGCGCGCAGCGCGGGTCCCAGCGCGCGGGCGCGGGTGATCATGTCGCGGTCGTCATCGGTGAGACCGGCGCGCGGAGCCGGAGGGCCGGCGCCGAGTTCATTGATCGCTTCTGACACCTTCCTGGCGCGCTCGGCCCACTCGTGGATGCCGCTCATGGTGTGCTCCTTGCGAGGTCGTTCCGGGCGCGCTGGACCGTCTTGGCGGACACGGCCGCCTGGACGGCTACCTTGTCGTTGTCCCAGCCCGGGTTGGCCCGGATGATGGCCGCGGCCTTGTCCCGGCCGGTGCGGGGCGCCGCGGTCTTGCGGGGTGCTGGTTTGTCCGCTGTCCTGTCCTCGCGTGGCGGGACAGAACCGCTGGCCGGCGGCGTGTCCTGGCGTGTGTCCTGAGCCTTGGTGTCCGGCGCCCTGTCCATGGTCCTGTCCTGTCCGCTGACAGGCGCGGGCAGCAGGGCGATGGCGGCCTTCGGCCTGTTCTCACCATCCCAGGTCGCCAGCCGCATGACCCGGTACGACAGGACCGGATGCCACGTCCACCGGGTCATGCCAAGCCGGACAGCGTGCGCCTCGATCTGATTGTCCGCCTTCAGCGCGTCCCGGGACACCCGCCGGGAATGCACCGACCACAGCCACGGCGACGACACCGACATCAGCCCGAACGTGACCGCCGCGAACGTCGGCCGCCAGCCAGCCGCCATGTAGTGGCTGTAGTTCATGGTGCCGATCACCGCGGCGAACGCGTACGCGGCCAGCCGCAGCCGCAGCGCCGAGTCGTCGGCGGCCAGCGCCAGGTGGGCCTGCCACGCCAGGTAGACCGCGACAGATTCCAGGGTGACGGCAACGAGGACCTGCCCGGCCAGGATCCATGGCAGGTGGCCGCGGAGGAACGCGAGCTGGCCGGCGAACGCGACAGCGTTGACCAGGACGATGGGGATGGCGGCCAGCCAGCCGCGGTGCGCGGACATGGCATGCCACCAGCGGCTGGCCTTGTCCGGGATCGTCCGCAGCTGTCCAGGATCGTCCCGCTGCGGCTGACTCGCCGGCGTCAGGGCCGCAGGTGGCCAGTGGGCAAGCCCAGACGCTGCCCTGAAATCATGCAGAGGGACAGACACCGGCCCGCTATGGCCGTTCGCCTGCGGTGCCGCTGGTGTCGTCAGCATGCCGTTCATCGTGCCCTCGCTTCCTCGGTCAGGAAATCGCCGCCGTACGGCAGCTCGCCGCCCTCGCGGACGTACAGGTAAGGCGTCTCATAGGTGCTGTCCAGGTCGACGGGAACCCGCCGCAGGCAGTCGAGCGCGTGGGCGAGCCGCTGGCCTGCGCCGTCGATGATCTCCAGGGCGGCGTCGCAGTCGGCGATGACGGCGCTGGCCGCGCCCAGGGCGTTCTCGGCTGCGGCTCTGGCCTGCGGGTTCGCGGCGGAAGCCATCGCCGCCCGCGCGTCGGCCGCGGCGGCGCACGCAGCGGCCCGGTCGGCACGCCAGGCCGCGGCCATACCACTGGCGCAGCGGAGCATGCTGACCAGGTAACCCTCGATCTCCTCCGCGGCCTCGACCAGGACCTGATCGGATCCGCACGGCCGGTCTGAGGTCCACAGCAGCGCGCCCGCTTCCCCTGCCGTCAGGGCCAGGGCGGCGCCGATGAGGCCGCCGGTCGCCTGCGGGTTCACCCCGGCCGCCCAGGCGCTGCCGTTGAGGCGGGCGCAGGCGAATCCGGGTTCGCGGATGTCCTCGGCGAACGTCAGCGCCAGGCCTGTCCGGGTGCTCACGGACCCCTCTTTTCGCTACAGGGAGTGACGCTCAAAGCGGCTGATTTTTGAGCGGGACGAGGGCTGCCGCTCAAAGAAAACCCCTCCCCTATGCAGGGCTGGACGCTCAAACACTCAAAGATTGGGTGAGGATGGCTGTGGGACGAACGCGCGATCACGGTGTGTCACCGCCGGGTGGTTCGGTGAGCAGCCAGCGGGCCGTCCGCTTCTCCCCCGCCATCCGCACCAATCCCTCGGTCCGCAGACGCTCGAGGTAGGTGCGGGCTGTCCATTTGGTCACCTCGAGCACGCGGGCGACCTCGCTGATGGTGGTCCCGGCGGACAGCAGCCCGAGCAGCTTCCCGCGGGCCTCGTCCGGGATCTCGGTGGCCTCGCCGACCTGGCGCCACCGCTCGGCGGCGTGGGCCAGCTGGGCCTCGTGCGGGATGTCGGGCACGGGCTCGGCGGAGGCCTCGGCGAGCAGCCGGCGGGTTGCGGCGTTGCGTCTCCCCTGCTCGACCCAGCGGCGGCGCAGCGGATCGCTCTCGTCCAGGGTGCTCAAGTGGTCCTCCGCTTCGCGGTCGTAGGCGTCGAGGCTGGCCCGCTCCTCGATCTTCAGGGCGTTGGCCAGCGTCTCGGCGGTCTCGCCATCCGCTTCCACGGTGCCGTCGCGGACGGCTAGGGCGAGGGCATGGAGCGGGTTGTGCGGATCCGCGCCACGGGGAGCAGACGGGGACACCGGTTCCGGTTCCGGCCCGGCACCGATCTTCCGCCGGCCGTGCGCCCACCGGGTGAACGGCTCGTCGCTCAGAAGCCGCGCATAGGAATCACCCAGGAAACTCTCAAGTTCAGGTTCAAGGTTAGGCTGGTCCATGGCCCGTTCCTCGGCCATCCTCCGCAGGTCACCTGGCTCTTTCAGCAGGAATGTGCGGCCCGTCCGGACGCTCCCGCCGAGCTCGGCGATTGCCCAGACGCCCTTATGGCCGTCGCCGTAGCTGGCCATGTCGGGCATCTCCAGGCCCAGATCCCCGGCGGCGTGCATCATCTCGCCGCGGCGGGACACCGCGCCGATACAGAACACGTCGACCAGGGCGCGGACATCGCCGCCGCCGATCCACTCGGCGGTGCCACGCTGCCCGGCGATCACCGGGGCGACCGCTTCGGAACCGCCCTTGCTGTAGATGGTCTTCAGTGCCTCACGGGCCGCGGGGATGGAGGCCAGGGCGTCGATCTCGTCGCCGATGAACAGGATCAGGGGATGCCCGGCCGACGGCTGGAACACCGCGGTGTCCCGGGGCTGCTGGGAACGCCATTCGATGGTCCGCTCCAGCATCCGCAGGATCTTCACGGCCCGGGTCGCCTGCTGGCGGGTGATCGCGGTCAGGTGGCAGGCGACATCCCATTGCCTGTCCTCGATGCCCTTGGACAGGTTGAGGTTGACGACCAGCACGTCCGGTGCTTTCGTGGCGCGCTCGCGCAGGTTGTTGATCAGGACGGTTTTGCCTGCCCGGCTGGTCGCCACGATGAGGATCCGCTTGGCGCCGTCCTGATCCCATACGGTCAGGGTGAGCGGGGTGCCGGTCTCAGGGTCCTGGCCGATGATGAACGGCTCCCGGCAGGTGCACAGGCCGGACAGGTCGATCTCCGGGTCCGGGTCAAGCGCCGGGTGGATGATCGGCTTGGCCCATGGGTCGGTGCGGCGGATGGAGATCTCCACGCGGCCAGCGAGCCTGTGCCGTTTCACCTGCACCCGCGACACAGGCAGGCCTTCGTCCTCGGCGATCCGCTCGGCGACGTCGCCGCCGGCGATCTGGGAGGCCCGCTTCCCGGTGCCCTTGACGTCGATGATCTTCCGCTCGCCCAGCCGGGTCACCTCGTGGTGCAGCAGGTGGGAGCCTTTCAGACCGTACCGGTGGGCGGTGGCCAGCCAGTCTTCCGACGCGAGCCGCTTGCCTCTGGCCTCCAGGACAGCCGGGTGGCTGCGGGCCCACCGCCAGCCTGTGAACGTCAGGGCCGCCCATGCCCCGGTGAGCGGGAAGTACCAGCCAGGGCCGGCGAGCGGGCCGAAGCGGGCGGCCAGCGCCGACCAGGCTCCCGCGGCCAGCAGCCAGCCGGCGCCCCCGCGGGCGCCCTTGCCGTAGACGGCACCCGCGGCGGCGAGCGTCCCGAGGCCGATGTCGAGCCAGGGGATGCCGGTGGCGTGCATGATCTCGGCGGCCGTCCAGACGCCCGCACCGGCCAGCGGCACCGCGCGGGCCGCTTTCTCGGCAGGCTTGCGCCGCAGCTGCGGCGGGGCAGCTGCCGGGGCGTCCTGGACTTCGGTCACCGGGATCAGTCCTCTCGCTAACTACAGGTCGCCAGTGAGAAACTCGCGGGCCTTGTGCGGCAGCGGGCCGTGAGCGGACACCCATTCCTTGACCGCCCCGTAGATCACGCCGAACCGCTTGTGGATCTGCGCCAGCAGCGACCCGTGGCCGCCCGCGCTGTCCCCGGCCTCGAGGATCCCAGCGACGTACGCGGGGTCCAGGCCGACGCTGTTCAGGCAGGTGTCGGCGAACGCGTGCCAGGCATCGGCGATCAGGACCGACCCGGCGGCGTTGCCTTCCATGAACATCCGCAGCGCCATGTCGTCCTCGGGTTCGAACCCCGCGATGAACTGGGCCAGCGACGCATACGGGGCCGGGGCGACACCATGCCCGGCGAGCAGCTCGGCGGGCTCGGGCATCGGGCCGAGGGCTGCGTCTTCCAGGATCGAGGGGATGGACCGCCGGGTTATGGCGTCGGCGACGACCGCGGGGGCACTGCCCTGGGCCGGGATCGATCCGCCGTCCCGCCGGCGGCGCACCCAGTGCATCAGCTCGCGGGCGTCTTCGGCTGGTGCGGTAAGGGCCTCCCGCAAAGCGGCCGCTAGATCGCGGAGCCCGTTTACGGTCCACGCTCGCGCCGTGAGGGCGGCAGCGCAGAAGGCGATGCCAGCGACGACTGCCCCCGCATCTGGGCCTGCCGCTCCGGCCAGGGTCAGGGCGGCCATCGTCACGGTGACCTGGAGGGCCAGTACGGTCCAGTTGGCGAGCACGGCCACAGCGTCTTTCCCGACGCTCAGCATGCGGAATGTGCGCCAGCCGGTGACGGCAGCGAAAAGGATGGCCACCAGCCAGCCGATAGCGGTAAGGATCATGAAGATGCCTTCCTTAGCAGGTCGCGGTCAGGGTGCCGCCGTAGCGGCTGGCCGCCCACGGGCTGGCCATGATGGCGTTGCATACCGCCTGTGCGCTGGCGCCCCGGCGAAGTGCAGCGAGGATGCCGCTGTAGTAGCCGTTGTTCAGCGTGGCGACCGTGTACCGGAGGCCCGTCTGGGCGTCAGGAAATGCCCACGCGCCTATGACATTGCGTCCGGGCCAATCTGCGCCAGCGCCCGGATTGACATTCAGCGGGTTATAGGCGGCCTGGTTGCCGAACCCGCCGCCTTCCCTGGCTTCCCATTCGCGGATCGCGGACAGGTTGCAGGCGGTACGGGGCAGGCTGTCCGCGGCGAGCAGTGCGGCGGCCCAGCCGGACGGGGTGTTCAGGCTGCTGCCGGACGGGATGGCCGCCTGGGCTTCGGTCGCGTGCCCGGAGCTGCTGCCGTGGTGCGCGGCGGCTGCCCTGCTGCCGTGGTGCGCGGCGGCTGCCCTGGTGCCGGTCGCGGCGGCCAGCACGACGGCCACGGTCACGGCGATGACCGGGCCCGCGCTGCCGCTCTTGCCGTAGCTGCGGTAGCGGTACTTGCGCGGCAGGCGGTAGGTGAAGGCGGCCATCAGCGGCGCCTCCGGCACTGGCGCGCGTTACGACCAGGCAGGACGCGGGAGCGCATGTTGGTGGACGAAGAAGCGCTGCCGAGCGAGATCCAGCCGCCACAGTTTCGGCACTCGCCTTCGTAAGTGCCGCTGTTAATCTTCCTGAGCCTCACCGAATGCCCCGTATCACGAAGCTTTCCGGCCCATTCGTTCTTGGATGCGGCCAGCCAGCCGGCCGGGGTATCGGAGTACTCGCGACCGTCGTAGGAAGACCTGAACTTGCGGCGGGCCATCAGAGAATCCTCAGCAGCTTCAGCAGCCCACGGAGGAGCGCGATCCCGACGACGATGACGACCAGCCAGCCAGCCCAGTCGGAGGGCAGGTGGGTCGGCATCCTGGCGCTATCGGACGCCGGGCTGGCCTGGGCGTGGGCGGGAGCTGCGGTGTCCTGTGACGGGCCGGCAGTCGGCGGCCCCGAGATCGACGGGACCGGCGCAGGATGCACCGCGCAGGATGCGGGCTGGCCAGCGTGCGGGCCGACGTTCACAACCAGCGGGGTTTCCGCCGCCGCGCTGAACTGGGCGATTCCGCCCGCGGCCGCCGACTTGGCCCCGGGGCCGGTCTCGGCGATCAGGTTCGCGACGTACCGGCCCGGCCTGGTGCCGGCCGGGATCGCGACCGACAGCGGCACGCTCGCCGTCTTCCCTGCGTCCACGGGAACGGAGTTCCGCTGGAAGAACCACAGGTCACGGGGGTAGCTGACGTGGACCCAGGATGCGGGGAGCGCACGGCCGGCCTGCCCGGCCGGCGCCCCGGCGGCAACCGAGATTGCCTCCTGGGAGTCGCCGGTGTTCGCGACCGTGACCGTTCCCAGGCTCCAGGTGTGGCCCGGGGACAGGGTGACGTCCATGCACACGGGGCTGGCGGAGATGCCGACGCCGATGCTGGCGGGCAGCAGCAGGCCGAGGGCCAGGGCCGTCGCGGTGATCATCGGTGGCTTACCTGCGCTTCGCGGTGCCGTAGGTGTAGCCCGGGGTGCGCGTGGCGGTCTTCTTCTTGGGCTTGATGACGGCCAGCACCACGCAGGCGATGACGAAGGCGCCCGCGGCGGTGCCGATCAGCATCGCGTGCTGCGTGCCGGGCGTGGCGGTGTGGTAGGCCTTCAGGGTCGTCACCCAGCCGACGGCGCCGATAGCGGCGAGGATCAGGATGCCGTTGATGACGGCGCGGAAGAACGTGCGCATTACGCTGCCTGCTCTCGTGGTTGCGGGATTGACGCTGGGATGTTCCGGCGGTAGAGCCGGCGGCGTTCCCGTTCGGACATGCCGCCCCAGATGCCGAACCGCTCCTCATGCTCGAGCGCGTACTCCAGGCACTGCGCGCGCACGTCGCAGGCCGCGCAGACCCGTTTGGCTTCGCGGGTCGAGCCGCCCTTTTCCGGGAAGAAAACCTCCGGATCTGTCTGCGCGCACAGGGCCAGGTCGGTCCAGTCGGGAGGAGTCAGGCCGATGGGGTCCGGCTCGGCGTGCTCGCCGTACATGCGGGAGATGCTGTAAGGGTTCACCGGGCCACCTCCTGCGCCTGGTCCTGGTCCTGCGGGACGTCGAACCGCGGCTGCGGCCCGGGCGCGAAGTACGACGCCAGGATGGCGTCCGCTTCGCCGCTGTCGATCTCGCCGCGGAACACGGCGAGCACGTCGGCCGCGGTCGCGGGGCCGCTCATGGTGCGCTGCCCGGGTGGCGCGCGGTGCCCCTGCGACCGCGCGGCCAGAATGCGGGCGGCCCTGCCGCCGGGGAAGGTGCGCAGGGCCGCCAGGCTGGTCAGGCCGCCCAGGGCTCCGGTGGCAGCCCACGCTCGGCGGCGGCCTGCTCGAGCAGCTCGGTGAACAGCGGGGTGATGTTCGGTGGCGGCGGGTCGCCGCCGGGGGGCTGTGCTAGGTTCGGCATGTCTAGGGTGCCTTCCTGGACGGGTGAGACGGGTGCTGAGAGCGGCGTCGTGGCTAGCGGTGCCGCTCTCGTTTTTCCGGGGTTTGCATGAGTGGCCGTCGGCGGTGAAGTAGATGGCGCCGCAGCGACCGCACACGGACGTCTGGCCGAGGGCCATCTACGCCACCGCCTCAGGGATCTGATTCCGGGCCGCCCACTGCCGGGCGAACTCGCGCAGCTCAACCTGGCCGCCGCCCATCACGGCCGCGTAGGCCTCCTCGATGAGCCGGCGCGGGAGCCGGTGGGCCGTGCGCTCGGCCCCGCGGACCTGCATGGCCGGCATGTCGCCGTCCTGGATCAGGCGCAGGATCGCCACGGCCGAGAACCCTGTCCGCTCTGAGGCGTACGAGACGTCAACCCAGTCCGCAGCGTCCGCGCTGGCCCGGCTTCCCATCTAGCGCACCATCCCAATGATCGGTTGCTACTCAAGCTTTGAAAGCTTCTGTACGTACAGTAACCCTGGCCTGGAGGAACCGTCAACACCGGATGTACGATCGGTACGTACAAAACCGATGTACGGAGGTGGGTCCCGTCAGCGAGCAAGCGCTATGGGAAGACGTAGCCGCAGGACTGCGCACGTCGATCAGCGGCGGCGAGTACAAGCCCGGGGACACACTGCCGACCGAGGCCGAGCTGGCAGACCGCTACCGGGTCAGCCGCGACACGGTGCGCCGCGCACTCGGCAAGCTCACCCAGCAGGGCCTGCTCACGCCAGGCCGGGGCAGGCTCGGCAGGCAGGTCCGCACGAGCCGGCCGCTCACCTTCTACGCCAGCCGCTCCGAGTCCACCGCGCGGGTGGCCGAGCGCCACACCAGGGGGGTGGACGCCTGGGTCGCCGACGCCGCCGACCAGGACCGCGAGGCCGGGCAGCTCATCTCCGTGGCCCTGGACCAGGCCGCGCCCGAGGTGGCGTCCAGGCTGGAGATCCCCGACGGTGAGCTCGTGGTCGTGCGGCGCAGGCTCCGGACCATCGACGCGGCACCGCACAACCTCAACGACACGTACTACCCGCGGGAGATCGCGGAAGGCACGCCGATCATGCACCCGGCCGACGTCGTCCAGGGCACGATCGCGCTGATGCGGGAGCTCGGGTATCAGCAGGTCCAGTACCGCGACGACCTCGAGACCCGCATGCCCGCCCCGGAGGAAGCCGAGCGCCTGCAGATCCCGCCCGGCGTACCCGTCCTGGTCCAGTACCGCACCGGCTACACGGCCGAGAGGCCCGTGAAGGTCACCATCACCATCTGGCCGGGCGACCGGACCACCCTGGTCTACGAGGTCCCCGCGTGATGACCATCCGCCGGGCGGTCCCCGGCGATCTGCGCACCGTGACGTCGATCCTGCACTCGGTCGCCCGATGGCTGCACCAGCAGGGCTACGACCAGTGGCCCGACGGATCGCCGTCCCTCGGGCCGATCAGGGTCAGCGGCCAGATCGACCGCGGCGAGTTCTGGATCGTCAGCGAGGACCGCGACCCGGTCGCGGTCATCGCGCTGTCCCGGTTCGGGGACATCGACTTCTGGTCGCCCGCCGAGCTGGCCGAACCCGCGGTCTACGTCAGCAAGGCAGCGGTGCTCCGGCGCGCGGCCGGCCGGGGGCTCGGCGCGATGCTGCTGCGATGGGCTGTCGACCGCGCAGCACAGGGGGGCATTGACCAGGTGCGCCTGGACGTGTGGAAAACCAACACCGGGCTGCAGGGCTACTACCGCCGTCAGGGATGGGCCTATCTGCGCACCGTCGACGCCGAGGACCGGAACAGCGGGGCGCTCTTCTGCCGCGCCGCCACGCTGGACCCTGAGGCGCGCGGAACGTTCCGGCGGCTGACCGCGCCGGCCGCCCTCACCGGTCCCGTCACGGCCGGGATGCCGGTCATCGTCCCCACCGACGCTGGCCCCGTGGCCGCGGTCTGCACGCAGGTCACCAGGGACGGATCAGCCGGCCTCCTGGACGGCGGATGGGAGAGCGGGGGCGGCGACCCTCCGGTGCTGTACCGGGTAGAGCACGCCGGGCGGACGTGGCTGGCCCGCGAGGCGTGGCCAGATCCCCGCCAGTGCGAGGTAAGCGACAGGAGAGTCACGCGGTGCTAGCGTGCCCACCGGAGGTGGTCACCATGACCAGCTACAGCAACGGCAACTCCTTTGACGCCCTCGGCTCCCCTCCCGGCGGACCCGTCGGCGACGGCGCCATCCGCTGGCCCGACCCGCCATGGAAAGGCGGCCTGCGGCCCAGCGACGACCGCGGCGGCATCTAGCCGCCCGTATCCGGAGCTGCTTGCTTTCCGTCTCCCGATGTGCGTACCGTGCGCCATGGAGGGGATCAGCAGGCTGCCCGGATCACGGGCCGCCGAATACGCACGCACTCACCCCGACGTCAGCATCTGCCAGGTCGACGGCGTCTGGCGGGCGACCGTGAACCTGGACTGCGGGTTCGGCGAGATGCACGGCGCCACCGAGGACGAGCTGCTCGCCAAGCTGGACGCCGTGCTCACCTGACCGCACGCAGGTGACCGCGGCCACGCGGCCACGCCGCCCGGTCCTCAGCGACCGCCCGGGCCCGCTCCGCCTCGATCACCGCCTCGCCGACGTCAAGGCACCGCGCCATCGCCGCCAGGTCCTCCAGCGCCCCGACAGCCTGACTGGCCGTGACCGCCAGGGGTGCCCCCGCGTCACCGCCGCCAGCGAGGAACTCGGCCACCGCCGCCGCGCAGTCCTGCGCGGCGGCCATCATCTGCCGGCGCACATCACCCCACCCGGGTGCTGCGGGGCCGGCTGCGCTTCTTCGCGCGGGTTCGGCCATCGTTTTTCCCTCCCACAGGACCGGGCCCGCCCAGGGAACACCCAGGCCTTCTCACTCCGCAGCGGGCATCTCACTTTGTGATATTTCCCCTCTGTTTCGTCATATGCGATTCACACGCGGATGCGCAAGCGGTACGGCATAACCAGTACGGACGTCATGGCCACCAGTCACACCCGCACCGCCGCTGAGGGTCACGCGCCGGTTACGCCCGCGCCGGATCCGGTGCTGCGGCCGGTGGCACGGCGCCGCAGGTCCGCGATGAACCACACCCGGTCGCCGACGTCCAGCCGGTCGCCGATGCCATCCCACGCTTTCGCGTCGTCGGTGTCCTCGCCGAACATCTGGGCGCCGGACGGGGTGGTGATGCCGCGGGCGGCCAGGGCGACGCGGCGTTCGTTGATCTCGTCGAAGTAGGGGCGGTCGGAGGCGGCGCGGGCCGGGTCGGCTGTCGGGGGTGCCCATCCGGTGTCCGGGCGGCCCGGGCCGGCGGGGGTCAGGGTGTCCGCGGTGCCGTCCAGGACGGCGATGAGGGATTCGTAGGTGACCTGGTAGGCCTGCGCGATGTCCTGCAGGGTCGGGGTGAGGAAGGTGTTGGGCCGGTAGGCGTTCTCGATGTCGGTGACGAGCCGGATGTTGATGCCGTGGTCGCGGGTGAACGCGGGTCTGCGCCGGTAGCCGAGTTCGCCGCGGCGGAGCTGGAGGAGGCTGCCGAGCCGCTTCCATGCGGCTTCGGGAGCCCGGACGACGGGTCGCCGGTCTGATGCCATCGTGTCCCCTTTGTGCCGGGTTGTGCCCGCCCCGAACCTTACTTTGACCGTTCAAGAGGTTGCCGTCAAGCAACCACATCATACGAGAAGAAGAGGCAGCTTACACCCTCTCTGAGTTGATTCGCAGTTGACCGATTCCGCCCTGGACACATCCGCGGCAACAGAATTTTCCTCGCCTGACAGTTGACGTCGGCTCCCGATAGCTCCTATTGTCAGCACATGCCTGTCGTAGCAACCGCCAAACCGGACGGCGCGAAAATCCGCGCGCTGATCAAGGAACGCGGCTACACCGTGACCGAATTCGCCCGCAAGATCGGCCGCGCCCGCCAGTCCATCTGGAACATCGCCGGCTACGAGCTGCCGGTCAGCATCACCTTCCTGCGCCAGATCGCCCGCGAGCTCGGCGTGAAGGTCAGCGAAATCAGCGACTGGACCGGCGACGGCGACATGGAGAGTGACGCGGAGATGAAGGTCCCCGCCTGAGAACACGAAAAAAGGCCCGGCCGCCGCAAACGACCGGGCCAACGAGCGGGATAACCGCTCAAAGAGTACCAAAAGACACGAAGGGATAACCAGAAGTGACACCTGACCAGCGCACCGCCTGGCTCAGCGAGACCCGCACGATCCTCGACACCATCGAGGCGCACCCCGAACTGCCGCTGCCGTACATCAGCGGCGACGGCGCCCGCTTCTACCTGATCAGCCTGTGGGGGCCCGCCGCGCGCCGTGCCATCACCGCGGTGGAAGAAGCCCTCACCGGCAGCCTCGGCCTCACCTTCACCGGCGCCACCGAGGGCGCCGGCACCATGGCCGATTACTACTACGTCCTGACCGCCGTCATGCCCGGCGGCCTGCCAGTCGAGATCAAGGCCGTGGCGAACGAAGTCGCCGAGCAGAAGGTCACCGGGCAGACGGTCACCGAAGTCACCGAATGGGTCCGCCGGCCAGCCGAGCCCCCGGACACGCCCCAGGACAGCACCGGAGGCGCGCCGTGACATTCCACCTGCCCCACTGGAACCGCCGGCAGCAGCCCACGTTCCGCGGCGACTTCCCCGACAGCAGCCGCGACATCACCGAAGCCATGCAGCGCGCCGACTGGGACGGCCAGACGTACGACGAGCCGCCAGCACCATGGCGGCCACCCGGCGGAAGGTTCGCCGGCCCCCGCACCTGGCGCGACGCATCCGGCGCGGCCACACCAGCCGGTGTCACCCCGATCGCGATCAAGCACGCCGGCATGGACACTGAGCCGCTCGCCCGGCTCCGCGCCCAGCCCCGCTACACGCCACCCGTCCCGCCAGCCGAACCGCCGGCGGCGGTCCTCACCGGACGGCAGGCCCCCTGGGTCATGACCGTCGAACGGCCACGCCCCGGAGGCCCCGGGCCCACACCCGAAGCCCTGGAAGTCGTCGCCTACCTGCGCGCCAGGGTCGCCATCCTGACCAGCCGCGGCCACCTCGACCGCATCTCCCAGGAAAAACTCGCCATGCTGCCCGCCGACCGGATCAGGAACCGGCGCACCACCGCCAGGCTCATCGTCGACGAGGCCGCGGAACTGCTGCGATGCGGAGGCAACCCGCAATGACCCTGATCAGCGTCACGGCTGAGCACATCGCCAGAGGCGAACCTGACTCGTGCCGGTTCTGCCCCGTCGCACTCGCGATAAATGGAGCCTTCCCTGATGCCGGGCTGATCGCTGTAGACGGCGACCACGTCGCCTTGTGCGATGGCCCGTCGCTGAGCAACAACTGGATCGAACTAGACATGCCGGATCCCGCGAGACGCTTCATCGAGGCCTTCGACCAGGGCGGCCACGTTGAGCCGTTCACGTTCGAGCTGGACTACCAAAGGCGGCGACATCATGACCGCCGCAGATGAGGCCGCGATGGTGCTGGCCCGGGACGAGGCAGCTGTCACGCTCGCCCGCGAATCAGCCGCACAGGTCGGCGAGGTCGGCGCGATGGTCGGCGCCACCGCCGAATGGGCCGACGACCAGCTCGCCGGAGGCGCACCAGCCAAATGGGTCGCCGCGCAGATGATCGCCGCAGCCCGGATGATCGCCGCAGCCGCCCGCGGAGAAGCGGTGACGGCCCCGTGACCACCATCATCGTTGCGCAGCGGCACCTCACCCAGGGCATCCCCGGTAACCCCTGCACCTGCCCGGTGGCCCTCGCCGTCATCGACGCCTACCCCCACGCCTGGGACGTGACCATCGGCGACCAGTACATCTCCATGCATCACCAGGCGCTGTTCAGACTCCTGACCATCCCCGCGGGCGTCCGCGCCCTGGTCACTGCCATCGACCGCGGAGAGTTCGTCAAGCCCTTCTCGTTCGAGCTGGACTATCCGGCGGTGACGCCATGAGCCTGTCCGAGCTCCTGCCGTCCGGGCCGGCCCCGCGGCCCGCGCTGCCGATCCGGGACCTCATCCTCGGTGCGCTCGCCGAAGCCGTCATCACCCGCCGCACCGAAGCCGGATTCTGTGGCGACTGCCGCAAGGCTGCTGACGGGCTCTGCGGCGACCACCGGGACGACTCGGCCGTCGCCGACGGCTACGAGGCCGTCTACAAGCTCGTCACGGTCTGCTCCAGCGACCGGGCCCTGCTCGTCCTCGCCGACACCGGCAGACCACTGTGACCGCCGCCACGGAGGCCGCCCCCGCAACGATCGTGGTCGACGAACCCGGCGTCTACGACGGCGTGCCCGAGGGCGTCTATCACGGCGACCCGGTACCGGAAGGGTCCCTGTCGGCGTCCGGCGCGAAGCTGCTTCTGCCGCCATCCTGCCCGGCCCTGTACCGCTACCGGCGCGACCACCCGAAAGTGTCCGCCGAATTCGACTACGGGACCGCCGCACACAAGCTGGTCCTCGGCACCGGCCCGCAGATCATCCTCATCGACGCCCCGGACTGGCGGACGAAAGCGGCGCAGGACGCCCGCAAGGCTGCCCGCGCCCAGGGCCACGTGGCCCTGCTGGTCCCCGAGTTCGGCGAGGTGCAGGCGATGGCCGCGGCCATCCGCAAGCACCCGATCGCCAGCGCCCTGTTCGACCCCGACCGCGGCAAGCCGGAGCAGTCCCTGTTCTGGCGCGACCCGGGCCCCGGGATCTGGCGGCGTGCACGGCTGGACTGGCTGCCCGAAACCCGGGCCCGCAGGCGGATGGTCATTCCCGACTACAAGACCACCGTCAGCGCCGCCCCGGCCAGCATCCGCAAGCACGTCGCCGACTTCGGCTACCACATGCAAGCCGCCCAGTACATCGACGGCAGCCGCGCCCTCGGCCTCGACGAGGACCCCGCGTTCCTGTTCGTCTTCCAGGAGAAAACACCGCCATACCTGGTCACCGTCGCCGAGCTGGACGACGAGGCCGAGACGGCCGGCCGGGCCCGCAACCAGCTCGCCATGGAGATCTGGCGCGACTGCACCCAGGCCGGCGTCTGGCCCGGCTACTCCCAAGACATCGAACTCATATCGCTGCCCCCGTGGGCGCGCCGCACAGAGGAACTCCTTTGACCAGCACCACGCTCGACACGCACTCACCCGCCGCCCTGGCCATCCGCCCCGGCCAGCAGATGTGGAACGAAAAGCAGCAGGCCGCCCTGGCCGTCCTCGGCATCAAAGGCGCATCCAACGCCGACCTGGCCGTCTTCATGCACGTCTGCCAGAACACCGGCCTCGACCCGTTCACCCGCCAGATCCACGGCATCATGCGCCGCGAGAAGGTCACCGAATACAGCAACGGCCAGAAGACCGAAACGTGGGTCGACAAGTTCACCATCCAGGTCGGCATCGACGGGTTCCGCGTCATCCGCGACCGCATCGCCGACCGCAAAGGCCTCCGCGTCGAGTACGAGGACACCGTCTGGTACGACGCCGACGGCAACGGCCGCGACGTCTGGCTGTGGGACGAGCCACCCGCCGCCTGCCGCGTCGTCGTGCTCGTCGACGGCCGCCGCTTCCCCTCCGTCCTGAAGTTCACCGAATACTGCCAGTACAGCAAGGACGGCAAAAACCCCGTCGCCCAGTGGGCGTCCAAGCCCGCGCACATGATCGAGAAATGCGCGGAGGCCAACGGGCTCCGCCGGGCGTTCCCCAACGACATGGCCGGGATCCGCCTCGAGGACGAGATGCCACCCCCCGAGGTGAACAGCAACGGCGACGGCAACGGCAGCGCGCGGCCCCGCGGCCGCGTCACCGTCGCCGAGGTCATCGACCGGCGCACCGAGGACTCTTCCGGCCCGGCACCCTCGGGTCAGCCTGCCGGACAGGAGCCGGCGGCCGGACCGGAAGAGGCACCCGAAGGGCAGCCAGGATCAGCCAGCCACGACCAGCTCACCCGGCTGCACACCATCCTGACCCGTCTCGGGTTCAACGGCGAGGACCGCGAGCAGAAACTCGTCATCGCCGAGGTCATCACCGGCCGCTCCCCGCTCACCGGACCCGCACCGGGCCGGTCCAGCAAGAACCTGTCCTTCACCGAAGCCCGCAAGCTCATCGACACCCTCGACGGATTCGGGGACCGCGACGCCCTCATCGCATTCATGGCCGAACGCCAGCAGGCGGGTGACGGGGATGCCTGAATCACACAGCAAGGGTGAGCAGCGGCACTACCGGACCGCCTCGGTCACCACCGACGACCGGTCCCTGCTGACCAGGGTCAGCGCCGGCCGGCCGTTCAAGCCGTACGTCTACAACGGCGGCGACCTGGAACCCGCCGCCGTGACCGCGGCCCGCGAACGGCACCGGGCGCTGACCGCCGAGATGGAACGCGCCCGGGACGAGGCCGCCCAGCGGCAGCGCGAACGCAGCGAGGCCCTCACCGCCGAACGCGACGGCACCTTCGCTGTCGGGCCCGGCACCGGATGGTGGGATGCCCCGGACCGGGACGAGCTCGCCGAGCTGACCGCCGAACGCGACCGCTACCACGCCGCCATGGCCGCTGCAGTGCCCGGGCCGCGCGCACCCGGCCCGGCACCCGCACCCCCCCCCGTTACGGCGGCCAGCCGCTGCGGCGGGTGCGGCTACCTGACCACCGCGGCCGGGCACCGGGTGATGTGCGATGACTGACGGCCTCCATCCGCTCCACCAGGCATACGCCAGCGCGCTCGACGCCGGAGGACCCGCCATCATCCCCGTCGGCCGCACGGTCCTCTGCGATATCGACGACACCGACCTGACCGGCGACCCCCGCAGCGGCGGTTACCTCTTCGGCTCCTACGCCGTCGGCCCGTGCTGCGCCGAGAGACACGAGGCGCGCGTCCGGGGCTACGGCGAGGAATGGAACATCCGCGCCCGCTGCCCAGGAAGCGTCTCCTTCGCCGACTGGATTCGCGGCCTGCGCGGGCCGGACGCCGCCATCACCATCACACCTGGATCGCCTGGGGCGGTGAGCCGCGATGAATGATCCGCACGTCCGCGAGATCGGCCGGCTGACCGACAGCCAGGGCCGCACCGTCATCATCGGCGTGAACGACGACGCGGTGACCCTGCGGACACTGCATACCCGCACCAGCGGCGCAGTCGAGCTCGGCATGATGCAGCAGGAGGAGCTCGGCCAGCTGCTCATCACCGCCGCCTCGCAGGCCGGATGGCGGCGCGGCCAGATGGACGCGGACGCCGCCCAGTTCGCCCGGGGCCCGGCGGACGCACCATGATCCTCGCCTGCACCGCCATGACCCTCGTGGCCCTCGGCTGCGGCGCCTACGCCGCCGCCGTCCTGGCCGGCCGGGAACGGCTCGCCCGCCTGGGCGGAGCCGCCACCATCCGGATCCTCATCACCGTCAGCCTCCTGCTCATCGCCGCCGTCCTGATCGGCCGCACCGCCCGCCACCCGTTCCGCCACGCCGACTACCTCGCCACCCGGATCTTCCGCCGGATCCCCGGCAGACCGGACGACGGTGACCCGCTCACCCGCGAGGAGACGGCCACCTTCATCAGCATCTGCCGCGGCTGGAAACTCGCCACGCCCGAAAGGACCCGACACACATGACCACCGACCTCGCCGCCATCACCCTCGCCAAAGGCGGCCACGGCGAACCCTCAGCCGACTGCGGCAACCCGCAACGCTGCCTGTTCGAGTGGTACAACTGGCTCACCCGCGCCGAGCACACCGACAGCCGGCCGCCCGGCGTCTCACGGGTCCTGCACACGTTCGGGATGCGGCTCAATGACGTCCTGCCCGATGGCCGCCGCCAGGAGCTGAAGCGCTTCCTGCCGAACGGCAGCGACCGGCTCGCGGGAACCGCGGACGACGGCAAGGACGAGACCCGCGGCTACATCGCACTTGACTGGCTCATCCGCACCTGGACGCCCGCGTGGCTCGACCTGGGCGGCCTGCCCGCCGAAGCGACCGCGCTCCGGGACCTCCGCCGCATCGCTGATCTCGTCGCGGCCCAGACTGCCGGTCCCGTCGTCCGCGAGGCCGACTCTAAGGCGGACGCAGCCAGGGACGCAGCCAGGGACGCAGCCGGGGACGCAGCCGGGGACGCAGCCTGGGCCGCAGCCTGGGACGCAGCCTGGGACGCAGCCAGGGACGCAGCCTGGGACGCAGCCTGGGACGCAGCCGGGGCCGCAGCCTGGGACGCAGCCTGGGACGCAGCCGGGGACGCAGCCGGGGACGCAGCCAGGGCCGCAGCCTGGGACGCAGCCGGGGCCGCAGCCGGGGACGCAGCCGGGGCCGCAGCCAGGGCCGCAGCC